CTCAATCCCATCAGAGCCAGTTACCGCTACGCTTGTAACTGTACCGCTTGCGCCCGCCCCTGCTGTGTTCGCATCAACCGCTATTAGCAAGTCATCTAAAAACTTGTTCATAGGGTCGGTAAACACGACCTCTTTGCCGTCCTTAGTCTTAGCGACAGTCTCTAAGTAATTAAGGCGTTGGCCTTGAATGTCAGACATTTGCGTTTAGCCCTGTGATCGTAAACGGTATCTCTGCGCTAGTCTCTAACGCTAACTGTAGGCTTCCGTTAGTAGGAGTTAATCCGCCCGCGAAGCTAAAACGCAACCTCTCGGACTCGTCCTTATCGCCATAACTAATAGTCTGCGCCGTTGACCATGTGCTGCTTAATCCGGTTAGAGATAGATACATGTTCAGAGTGTCGCCTGAGTCGCCTGTAACAGCCGTCATGTAGTCGCCTCTTGCCCTGCGTGAATAGCTAACCTCTAGCGAATCAAAAACCGTATCTCTTTGCGCCGCATCGTTTAGCCCTAAGTAAAGGCCACGTGTGATTGATCTTTCTACTGATGCGTTAGTAGAGGTGTTTATACTTAAGTCTTTAAAGTTTTGCGTGGATAGAGGTTTTGTTTTTTCAAATATGCCTAAAAATGAATCATCATTCCTCATGTTGCCCGCGAATATCCATCTGCGGTCAAAGAATGTGGCGAACTGAAACTCAAAAGTAGGATGAAATCCAGCGTCTGAGACGCTGTCGTAGGCTTTGCCCATAGGTCTGCTGTGCCATTCATCATTATCGGAGTACTCCGCATTTATGTCTGAACTCAAGAACCCCCACTGATAACCGCCGCCGGACTGTTTCGCGTAAAGCGTAAAGTCGTCTGTAGTAAACGTGTATACGTTCTCGCCGCCAACAGGGAATGATTGCCCCCGCAAAACGCCCACATCGAAAAAAGAAGCCTCTGACGACCCGCCAGTACCAACACCATCACTTAAAGTAGACTGGCCGTTAAGTGTTATTTGGTTGACCATTAAGCTATCAACAACATACGGTGATATTTTATTAATAGAAGACCCGCTCATCTCATAAAACGAAGCTGCGCCGCCATTCTCACGACCTAAAAACAAAACCTTAGTCGATAACTTAATCATCCCTCCCAGATAACCTATAGGGATAACAGAATTTGAGACATTTATAAATGGCTGAGAAGCACCACCAATATTCCTAAACCTTTGTATTGACTCCTCACCAAAAACAAACAAGTCTTCACCTATTACGGCTAACGCCCTGTTTTTGTCCGGCCTAGCCTCTGCATCAAAAAAGTACAGCGCCGATACGTTACCAGGGTCATCAACCTCTGACCAAAAAATGCTCTCACCATCCGCAGTAAGCCAAACATACCGCCCGCCTAAATAGACTACATCCATGCAATCTGGAAGGTCTGCATCGGTAAGTTCTGAAATGTTCTGGCTAGAGTCTATAAAATATTTTTTAGTGCCTGTAGCAAAAGCAACGCCAGTGTAGCCCTCTGCCCATGCAATATCACCATCCCCAGGAATGGTAAGCCCCCCCGCCAACTGGAAAAGAAAATAGACCGTATCGTTTGGGGGGTTTAGGTCTGTAGTTGTGGTGTATTGGTATGCCGCATCACCAATAACCGTTAATATTTGGTTGCCTCCATAAACCATCAAGCATCTGCATCGGCCAGACAAGTTGTGTATTTTAGTTAAAGTGGGCAGCCCCCCGCCACCGGCTGCTGCGGTATAATCATCAACCAGCAAGCGCATAGGCTCACGCGAAACCAAAGCGCCCCCCACGTTATACATATTGTGGAGGTATGAAATAGACTCAGGCGTGTCTAAAGAGCCTGAGATCGTATCAGGTAGGGGTAGCATCATTTGCTAGTGCCTCGCCGTTGAAAAATGCACCACTAACACGACCGCCGCGAGAACCCTGCCCGCGAGGTAGTGTTTTAGAGGGGATTTTGTTAGGAATGTCATGTTGACGATACATCTTGCTCAAAGCCTCTCTGCTGAATGACGCTGGTGGCAGTAATTGCATGTCCTCTGGCTTTGCTCGTGCCGATGTAGCAAGGTAAGCCGCTACAAGGTTTACAAGGTTAAGCCTAGCAGCTAAAGGCTCGTTAAGCTCGTCTGAGGCAACCGTAGGCGTTGCTATTGTGGTAGTCGTTCCGCTAACAGTCTCCTCAAGGATAATGCCATTAACTCGCAGCTCCTCAAGAACTGAAATCAACACCTGTAAGCCGTTGGACGTAAGCGTTGCATCTGTGCTTAGAATAGACGAACCTCGCCCAATCGAGTCATAAGCGTCCTGTATTATCTCGGAGGCTAACGACATTATTTAACCTTTGTGACTTTCTTCGCCACCTTCTTAGAAACCTTTACAGGCTTCTCAATTATCTTTGCAGGCGCTTCTACTTCTTTGCGCCAATTATCTTTTAGAGCTTTATCTAGCTCATCAATATTTACTACCTTGTACCAAAGCTCACGACCGAACACTTTGCGTGAATGCCGTCTTGGTACGTCTGAATAAACTACTTGCATAATATTTACCCAATAAAAAAGCCCCCCATTTCTGAGGGGCTTCTGGTTTAAATTGCCGCGCCTTGTGACGGTAGCAAAATGCCGCATCGAAGCGGGTCAACAACATTAGGCTTGCACCATGTAGACAAACGATAATTGACTTGACCAGTTAGGGCAGAACCCTGCTTGATAAAGGCAACCTGAATGCCTGACTCTGTTGTGTAAGTGCTTAATACAACACCGGCAGAACCATCCAACGCTGACCAGTTAAGGTCTGATACATACAACTTGATCGCGTCCTTAGTGGTGAACACTGTAGGAGTAGAAGCCGCTGTATTAATCGGACTAATAACTGCCGCATTTGCAGGCTTTGCAGATACGTTTTGATACGCGCCACTCGCTACAATCGCAGGAGCAATAGTTACCGAAGTAGTGCCGCCGCCAGAGATAACTCGGAACGTCATAAGCTCTCCAGTATCTTCTTTAGACTGCAAGTTGATACGATTAACGCCAGCGATTGTAAAAGCATCGCCGTTAGTCAATGAGCCACTTGTGTTAGTCACTACAAGAACTTGTGAGCGAATGTCATCAGAGCTAGGCAATGATAGAGTCGTATCAGAGTTATACCCTTTAGGGTCTACGTCTTGGTCTGCACCATTAACCACCACAGTAGTAACCGCATCAGCACCAATCTGCTTCAAAGCATTGGTTTTGAATACGCGGAAATCACCGATAGAAGGTAATTCACCAGTCGCGTAAGTCATGTGGTCACGACTGTTATCAGTCGCTCGCATACCTAGCTGATTAGCAAGACCTAGCGAAGTGCGAGGAGCCATATACATGAATCGATCAGTGCCGGTAGCACCAACCTCATCAAGCATTGCACCCGCTTTCGCAAAGTGATCGTAGTCAGTTAATGCAGTAGTTTCTGCGCCAACCAAAGAACCCCAATCAACTACCTTATCCGCAATCTCTTTAGAGATATCAGACTGCAGCTTGCGAACCGCAGCGTCTACGTTATCAGTAACACGACGCGCAACTAGCGACTCGTTAACAGATAGCGCGAATGTGCCGTTTTTAATGTCACCCTCAGCAAGTGAGATAGGTACAGAAATGTCTGCAACATCATCAATGCTTGAAGTAACGTCTAAGCCTGTACTCGTACTAATTTGATTAGAGTAAGGTACACGCATGGTTTGCCCAGCAAGTGCAGAAGCACCTGAATCTGGTTTGAAAATATCGGCATTAGTAGCCATGATATTGTTGTTTTCGAACGCCTCACACGCATGTTCCCATGCAATTTGTTCAACACTGGTTAAAGAATTATCCATTTAAATTCACCTTGAATTATGCTTCCAGTTCCCGCTTTTTGGTCATAAATTCGTTCATTGTGATTTTGCCTGCTCTGCATTGATCGCGTAGTTTCTCAACTTTCGCCGCCGCATTTGCTACACCACTCAGCCCGCCTTTAATCGCTTCATCAGGTTCTGGTATTTGTTTAGTTTCTAGTTTTTTGTCTAAAGAATCAGCGTACCTAATTAGCTTTTGAAAACCCCGAATAGGGTCTGCTTTAATGCTTTTCTGCATGTCTGCGGCCTTTTCTAAATCACCGCCTAACGAATAAATCACATGCTCTGCATTATCAAAATAGCCAATTACTACGGTATAAAGCTCGTCATCAATTTCGCCCCTGACCTTTTCTTCAACTTCTAAAAAGTCATCAGCATTTAAAGACTCTGCCCGCTCATAATATGAGTCGATAGATTCCTGCTGTTGTTGTTGGGCAATCTTGACGTTCTCTTGCTGCTCAATACTTTGAAACTTGTTATCAATTAGCTTTTGAGACTCCTCAGTCGCCCGCTTAACCAGGTTAGACTCATACTTATCCATCGCGGATTCATAGCCGTCTGGGTCATCGTAGTAGTCATCTGCTTTAGGTCGCGTAACGCTCTCAGGTGCTATAGGTGATGCCGAAAGTTTATAAAGCTCTTGCTGTTGCTTAAGTGCTTGTATCTCTCTCTGGCTCTCCTCTAGCTGTCTCTGTGCTTCTTGTTTCTCCTTCTTAGTTTGAACAAACTTTGCCAACGGTACTCGCTGGTTATCAGGTTTCTTTTCTGCGCCCTCATCAATCTCTTGACTTGGTTCGACTTCGATTGCTTCCTGATCTTGTGGACGTGCTTCTACCTCAGATAAATTCTGATCTTCTGACATTTTTTTCCTCTTGTTTTTGAGTAATCCGCATTAGTCTGAATGCGTACAGAGTGAATCCGCGAAGGCTGTCGCGTACAGTGAGTTATTTAACCGCTAACCACACGTTTTGCTTCCTCAGCCTTGATATAAGAATCAATCTTAATCTCCTCTGCCTCAGCCGCTTTCTTAGCTGCACTAGCAATCTTATCTGCCGTGCTTGCTTCATTCATTTGCGCTTTCGTTTCTTGCTCTTTAGCCATGCTTTGTAATAGCAGGGTATTAGCATCCACGCCTTGATTCTGTTGAGCTTGCGCCATGCCTTGCAAGAACTGTTGTTCTTCTTCGTTTTCAGGCTTAACAACGCCTTGAGCTAATAGCTCACGCCTTAACGCCGCCTTCGCATCTTCTGGTATTCCATCCTTTTGGAGTATCAACAAGCGAACCGCAATAGAGCGATAAGGGTCATCTGGGGCCATTAAACCAACGATGTCCTTTAGAGCTTCAAAGGTTTCTTCTTGTGCTGTCGCGTAGTCCGGTGATGTTCCAACCGATACCTCAAAACTACCTTTAGCTAAATCATTCATTCGCACAAACTGGCCGTTAAAACCAGCGTCAGAATTTAATGCAACCATCTCAGGTGCGCCTTGCTCGTTGATAATCCGCATCTTACGATTAGGTGTAGCTGAGTAAACTTCACGGGCCATTGATTGATACACAATGCCTACACGCTTTAAGAACTTATCAATATTGTCGTAAAGAAAATCAATGTTCATATCAGCACGTTTAAGCGCCGCATTAATCGCCTTACCACTTGCATTAGGGTCGATGGTGTCCTGTGGTGCGCCGCCTAAGCCTTGTAACAAGCTCTCGCGGGTCATCTGCACTAAGTTACCCAAAGCAGGGCTAACATTAGTACCAGGCAGCTTATCAACCGCGCCTAACGCCATTGGATTGCCTGAAGCATCCCTTACAGCGTCCAAAAGTAAATAAGGCTGCTGATGCCAGTTCTTAGACCATTGCGCCCGAATAGAAGGGTTTGCCACCTGTTCAGGATTTAGTATTAGTTTGTCATCGCTTGCGTGAGCCGCACTCTCAGCCGCTAGACCAAACGACATATTCATTAGTCTTTGCGCGTCCATCTTCTCGCGCACAATGCCTTGATAGAACTCTGAACCATCGACAATAGACCGAATGCCATACAACGGAACTACAGGTAAATGCCTGCCCACTATCTGGCGTGAATCTTCTAGAATCTCTGAACCTGAAAATACAGTACGCATGATTCGATCTTTAACAATCTTGCGCTTACGCAGATACTTGTAACCAAGCATTTCCAGTTCATCTTTATACGCATCCGTTAAATCCGCTTCTTTAGCGTGAAATATCGCATCTTCTACCCGCTCAGGATTGTGGTAGGTGTGCAACATTATCTGCTCACTCTCTACGTGATACCGAACCGCTACATACACAATGTCAGCCGTTCTCAAGAACCAGCTAAACGTGCTTCTGTCGTTAGGCTTGAACGTGCTAGGTGAGGCGTTAGGGTATAGCTTCTCGAAAGCATCACGGCTATGCGCTGATAGCATGGTCACATGCCTAGCGTCTGATTTATCCGCTCGTCTTGCCGAAGCATCCCAGACAACCATTGAATAGGCGTTAGGTATCTCAGTAAATACAATATTCTGCGCTGTATTGTCTGGGTCGCCTTCGTCCTCATATTCCGTGTTGAGAAGTATCGCACCGTAGCCACAACGGAGCATTTCATCAACTGCCGTGTCTATGCTGTCCTGACCGCCTGAGCGCTCCATATCGCGCCTAAATACGCCATCTAATAGAGTAGCTTGCTTTTCGTCTGTCGCTTCGTCAGCAGGCGAGAAATTAACGATTCTACGGTTAGCTCTCCATCTTGAAATTGCTCGCCTAACGTAATCAGAAACGTGATTTAACTCTGGCTTGGCTCTGTTCTCATAAGAATCTTCAAGCCACCCTTCCCACTGACCACCCGACACCGAACAGAATCTAAACTCCTCGTTCGCCATGTCGCGCACATCTTCCGAAGCCGCTAAATCGTCTACGAATTGTTTTTTATATTGTTCTAACATCAGAATGCTGAGTACCCTTGTGGTATTACTACGTCAATTTGTTTTACTGGTGGCCTAACCATTGCATCAAACAGCTCTGTAAAGCCCCAGATGGCTGCGTCTGCTCTATCCGGTGACTTAACGCCTTGATAGCCCTCACGACTAAACGCTAATAACTGATCCTCTAATTCTGGAAAATAGCCAACGTGATGAATCTTGCCCTGCTCATACAAAGCCGCTATTGGCTCTGCGCGAATGTGCTTACCCCTTGAGGCTCTCACTTCCTTATAATTAATATTAGGCTTGGCTGTCCTTACTACATGCTCAACCATTCCGCCGCCGTAATTAGATTCACCAATTACCGCATCTGCCTGATGCCTGTCGTATGCACTACCAACAACCTTGCCCCACTCGTTAGGGCTATGCCTGCCTGATAAGTCCTCAATTAAGTAGCCATGGCCATCAACACCTAAACCAACGACAACAATCCCAACCTCATCGCTGCGCGTGTCCTGATCGCCGCTACACCCGCTAGGGTCTACTGCCACCACTACGCGCTTAAAGTCTGGTATAGCGTCTTGTATGCGCCCCAGCAGCCTAGAACCAAGTAAGAAGTCATCACGCCATAGAGCGTTTTCGTCATCGTCTGCAAACTCGCCGTATAAGAAGCGTTTGCGTGACCGTTCTGGCAGACTCCGCAAAGTCTCTAGATAATCCTCATCAATGTTCTGCTTGTTATCTTCTGGGTTAATCCGAAAATAAGCATAGTCATCTTGGTTTAGTAAGTTGTTAGACTCAACATCAACCTTTGCAACAAACGTTCTATATGTCCAATGCCGCTTTGATGGTGGGTTAAAGTCGAAATAAAACTTATTCTTTAAGCTAGTCTTTTGAGCTAATCGCGTCTTACTCAATATGTAAGATGCGTATGGTATCTGACTGCACTCGTTGTAGTAGATCGTGGCAAATTCCATGCCTAGAATTTTCTCTGATCGCTCCTTATCATCTAAGCCAGCGAACCAAATCTCACTACCGTTAGGCAATGTTAGAAACCAATCTTGCTTGTCTAGTCTGCAACGCTCCCATAAACCAGGGTATGCGCATTTGATAACCTTT